AATCATATGAAGATCTCAAGAAGAGACTTAATTATGTTCTTGGTCTTACTGTTGCACCAAAAAGACAAGACCCCGAAGTTGTTGATGAAGATAATAACTTAGAGGACTTAAGTGAAGGTCGTGCTGTTGTTGACACAACTCCATCCTCTGTAAATACAGATGAGGATGAGGAAGATGCACTCAGCTATTTTGCAAAATTAGCTGAAAATTAGAAAATATCCCGAAAAAATTTTCGGGCCATTTTTTACGCCAGAGGTCGCTCAAAACGACCTCTTTTTTTATGGCGAGATTATGCGTGGATTTTCTGTTTTCTTGAGATTATCATTCACAAATTGTCTTGATGGTTTATATTCCATGATATCGGCAACATTCTCTAAAAAGATACCTAAAAACTCAGGTTTTAAAATATTAATATTTCTTTTATCATCATTTAATTTAGTTTCATTCTCTAAAAAGGTGAACGATGTAATTTGACTTTCTGTTCTTAAAGTGCCGTTATCCAAGAAACTGATTGAGTGATTTTCTGGAACTGTTAATCCTTTTTTCTGAATTAATCTACCATTTGTATCTCTTACAATTTTGGTCTCATAATGATGAATGTTTGACAATTCTTCCGCTGTATATTTTTCATTCAGATAAGTTAGAAAGTCTTGATTTCCCATTGGCCATTCATCTCTCACATGGATAATATTATTTGTGGTCAATATTACCCAATCAAGTCCAGAGTCATTATAAAACTTATCTGCAACCTTATCTGGTCTTTCATCACCCTCCACTGAATATTTTGTAAATGTCGTAATATCATCAAAAATATCATCACGCAATACAGCTCTTTTAAATATATTTTTAACAATCTGATAGTCATAGACGGAATTTCGATCATTCGCCAATGAGGGATAATCGAGGTCTGGGAGTTGTCTAAAGTAACTATTTGGTGATCCTGAGTATGTCATATTAGTAACCAACGTGGTCGTCTCCATCGATATTCAATTGATCTCCCTCGTATATTGGTCGAAGTTCAGTGAAGTCAAGATCCATTTTGACAGCGACTGGTTGTGAATCACGATATGCTGACCAATAACCATTTGGAGCATAATCAACTCTCATGGTTGTAAGTGCGAGACCGCCTGGACTGAATCTATTTACTGTATTTAAAATATCCTCCGAACTTGGCCCATTTTTGTATTCTAGAGTGAATATATCTGGATTTTCTAGAAAAGTCGTGCTTCTAAATTTTGGCGCCAGGCCTAATTTAAGAAATCTAATAATTGATCTGATTTCCCTACCTTCCTCTTCACTTCTTGCGATCATCACAAAACTAAATCCAAAATCACGAATCACAGGCCCTTGAAATAACATCTCTGCGTTTGGATTCAAAACTTTACCACCTTGTCTCGCCAAGAATGTATCAGCATCCAAATCTGATCCTGTTAAAGTTCCCGCTAATTTAGCAATTGTTCCAGTGTATAGTGCAGCTGCGCCCTCTGCCGCACTCCTCTCTTCTCTTCTACTCGCTATCGCTTCTCTTATTGCTTTATCATTCAATCTATCTTCTTCATCCTTTCCAGAAGCCCTACCGTTACCAGTTAAAAAGTTGGTAACATTAAGAGCTACAAGTCCTGATGAGTTTAATTCACTTTTTCCCCATTCAACACCATTTACGTCTGTGACCTTTGGCATGGGTAATAAAATAGTTCCCTTTAAATCACTTCCAACGACACTATCACCAGCAACAGTTCCCTCAATGGGTTGTCCACCTGCTGTTTTTGTGACTTTATCTTTTTTAACTCTATTTACAGTTCTGCCCGCTGACTTACTCATATTTAAGTTAGGTCTGACATAATTATATCTTGTGATTTTAAGATGATCTTGATTTATATCAATATCATAAGGGTATCTCATGAGTTTAGTGTCACCTGATCCATAACGATTTTTTGAAGTAGGTGAATTTGCATAGTTAGCAAAAGCAAGGCTTGATGAAATTGGTTGTTCCACCTCTAAGAAAGAGGCATTATCAGATTTTTTCTTTTCACTCGTATAATGCTGAGTCATTTCTTCATCAGTTGCATATTCAATTAATCCTTGATACGCTTCTTTGTTAGACCCATGAACTGCTTTATTAAAAGCATCTAAAGCCTCAGCACTTTGTTTGTAAACGTTAAATTTAGATGATGTATTATTCTCAGGCACAAACATATTAGTTGAGTTTTGAATACCCATGCCAATGAATTTACTGTTAGTAATGTTGAAACTAACTTTATCGTCATTAATAGTATATGGTCTACTTTTTGTTTCTGCCATTAGTTTTTGTTGTAAACTCGATCTCTTGGAACTGGAATTCCTCTCATATCAACGAATCTTTCAGTCGGTAGTTGTGCTACATCCGACCATTCAGCATTTGGAATACGATATGGTGTTCCTCTCACGCCAGTATAAAGATATTTATGTAGAGTTCGGGGAGGAACCGCAACTGCACCTTGAGCAGAGTTATTTAGTAAGCTTATTGCTAATTCGTCTCTTTGAGTCAAACGAACATAATGAAGATTACATCCTAGAAAACCACCTGTCTGATATTCGATTACATATGCAAGTGGATACATGTCATAATATGGTTGTTTAGTCTGTGCTGAGTAAGTAAAAAAATATAATTGGCCAGGAGCAAATCCAGCTGTGTCTGCAGCGTCATCATCAAAGTTTGTAGATCCAAGTTCTTCAAGTAATTGACTACGAAAGAAATCCTCACTCACTTGACCACTCACTTTATTCAATATATTCTGTAAAATGCTCATCTGATTCCTAGTTCTTTTTCAGTCATGATTTTGAACTCTAATTTACGATCTTCACAAAACTCTCTTGCAGCTTTCCACTTTGCTTGATTTTTTACATATGTCATAGATTCATTTATCATTGTCTTTCTTGATTTACCCTTTGTCGCTTTTGGTTGTAGTGTCTCTCTCATTGGTTTCACTTCAATCACTGATCTACGAATATTACTGTCTTTGTCTTTATATTTAATAAAGAAATCAGGAAAATATCTACGAACACGATTTGTTGTTGGGTCTAGATAGGGAATCCAGAACTCTTCAGATGCCCATTCAAGTATATTTTCATTCAAATCACAGTAATTCATAAATTTTCTCTCCCATAAAGACCTATAAATAATATTTTGAGAGTCGCCTTTATATTTTTTAGGATTAGAAGGTCGATATACCCCTTTATAGCTCATATATAGTAATAACAAGTTAAGCTTATTTATTAAGAACATGGGATTCCCAAACAGAAATCAAATATTTGGATCAGATAGCAATAGAAATAGTGTTTTAGACGTTAGAGATACCATTGCAAGACCCTCTCTTGATACTTTCTATGAGGTTGATTTTTCTTTTGGAAAAACAGATAGATGGCTAGGTTCAATTGGTAAAAATCGAACTCAAGGTAATGGTCTTAAAAGAAAAATGTCCTTGTTATGCACACAGGCTGAGATTCCAGGCACAAGTTTTGTTCCATCAACTGCTATTGGTCATCACCAAGGTATTCAAGAAGAATTTCCTAATTTAAGAAATTTTCCACCATTGAACTTAGTTTTTTACTGTGATGCGGATCAGGTTATAATACAGGTGTTGGAAAGCTGGATGTCATATATCAATCCAATTTTTACAGATTTGGAAGAATCACAAGCGTATTCAAGATTTAATTATCCAGAAGATTATAAGGAAGATATTAGTATCACAAAGTTTGAGAGAGATACCTTTATTAAACATTCGAGAGGATCTTCCTACAGATCACATATTTCACAATTTAAATTTAAAAATGTATGGCCATCTAACATGACATCGATGAGAGTTGCCTATGGTGACTCAAATGTGTTAAGATGTACTATACAGTTTGCTTATGATAGATTTTTTACATCTTACACAAAACGTGCAGATCAAAAACGTGCTGTTCTTAATTCAGTCGATGATGTCATAAACACGAATGACACTAAAGACGCTTTTGAAAGACAAAAACAAGTTGATATTAATAGTAAAGATTTTTCTGGTCAAACTATTGACCCCAAATACCAAATTGGAGACGGGGCTGGATTCCTATAACCTTGCTAAATAAAACACTGAATAAAATATTATGCCCTTACCAACCATTGAAACTCCAACTTATGAGTTGAAGTTGCCATCATCAAGCAAAAGAGTCAAGTATAGACCCTTTCTTGTTAAAGAAGAAAAAATATTAATCATCGCTCTTGAGTCAAAAAGTGAAAATGAAATCACAAACGCTGTGACAGATGTTTTGAAGAAATGCATTTTGACAAAAGGAGTTGATGTTGATAATCTGCCTACATTTGATATTGAATATCTATTTTTGAATATTCGATCTAAGTCAATTGGAGAGGACATTAAACTTACTGTGACTTGTCCTGATGATAATGAAACAAAAGTTCCAGTGACAATATATGTGGACGAAATCAAAGTTCAAAAACAAAAAGGTCACAGTCCAGACATTGTATTAGATGATAAGATGACACTTCGCATGAAGTATCCGTCACTTCATCAGTTTATTAAAAACAACTTTAACACAGATGATGAGGCAGATACAGTGGTTGATAAAACATTTAGAGTTGTCGCTGATTGTATTGACACTATTTTCACTGAGGAGGATGCGTGGGATGCTAAAGATTATACTCCACAAGAAAGACTTGATTTTGTACAACAATTAAGTTCAAAACAATACAAAGAAGTTGAAAAGTTTTTTTCATCGATGCCAAAATTATCTCATAAGATTGATGTAGTGAATCCGAACACAAAAAAGAAGGGTAGTGTTATTTTGGAGGGTCTGGCCGATTTTTTCGCCTAAGTATTGCAAGAGAGGATCTTGAATCCTATTTCCGTATCAATTTTGCTCTCATGCAATACCATAAATATAGCTTGACGGAACTCGAAAATATGATGCCTTGGGAAAGAGAGGTTTACGTTACTCTTCTCAAGCAATATATTGAAGAGCAAAATCTAAAGAATCAACAACAACAAGGTGTCCAAAGATATGGATGAGGAAAACAAAAAAATAAATCTGGAATCCTTTTTCAATAAAATTGATTCTGCTGATAAAATGGCTAGTTCTGCCTTGTCAAAGGCAAATTCAAATTTGGGAATAATTAATAATCAGAAAGCATTGATTGAAAGTCTGTCGGTTTCGATTGAAGCGATACAAACAAAAATTAGAGATATTGCAAATTATATAATTGTAGAAAAAAAACTTGAAAGAGATCTTGAGGAGGATAGACGTTTAGAAACTGAGGATGCAGAACAAAAAAGGCAGATGACTGAGAGAGCAACTGCGATGGGTGAAAGAGGGCCTCAAGGAGAGCCAGGTAAACCAGAGCCAGCTCAAGGTGGTGGAGGAGGAGGTTTTCTTGGTGGTTTGATAAAATTATTAGTTGGTGGAGGAGTTTTAGCTGCCGCATTGCCAACTATCGGGCCAATGTTATTAAACCAATTTGTTCTTCCAAAAATCGGAGAGGGTCTCAAATTTGTATTTGATAAAGGTATGGGTTGGCTTTCTAAAAATTTGGGAGGAGTATTTAATCCAGCGACTTATGCACCTTTAGGTATTGGTAAGTTTTTTACAGGACTAAAAAAAGGTGTAGAATCTAAATTTGAAGGGGCAAAATCGGCATTTGGTGGTTTTGTTAGTGGTTTTTTCAAAGGTGATGGCGGTGGTGCTGGATCTGGTTCTAATATGTCTTTGCTAGGTGATATGAGTTCAGTTAAAAATATGGAAACAACTCTTAAAGAAAATGATTTAGTTGAAGAAAAACCTAAAAATGTAGAGATGGAAGAATATGAAGAAGAAGCTAATAAATTAAAAGAAGAACGTGATATTGCAGAAGAAACTGGAAAGACAGATATATCAACCGAACTGAAAAAAGAGGCAAGTGGTGGTGACGAAGAATTATCTAATGTGGAAGTAGGAAGGAAATTTAAAGTTACTAAAGGAAAAAAAGAGAAGACACTTGAAGAATTAGAAAGTAAATATGCAAGGCTTCTAGCTAAAATTCAAAAAATGAAAGATAAAGGAAGAAATTCAGAAATGATTGATTATGAAGTAGGTAAGGCTAACGATTTAAAATTTGTTATTGATATGAAAAAAAAAGAAATGGGACTTATCGAAGATAAAGGTATTGGTAAGTCGCTTATAGAAGCTGGTATGGGTAAGGGAAAATCCTCATATTCAGCTACCACAGAGTATAAATTTGTAGAACCAATTAAAAAGGAAACAGAAGAATTAGATTTATCACTCCGTCAAAATATAGAAACAAATGATAAGTTAGTAAACGCAGTATCTTATCAGTCAGGAACTGAGAATAAAGATCAAAATAGTAGTGTGCTGGTTCAAAATAAACCAGCGCAAGTTACAATCGCATCAATAAAGAAAACCTCAAGCACAGTGCCTTTTATCAAGGCAAATAAAAATAAATTTTTATCAATTAATGAAACAGAATTGCCTCCACAGGTCGCTAGAATGTTAACGTAATGGCAGAATCTAAATTTCTTATTACAAAATGCATGTTGATGCCAAACGAGGGTTCTTCTCTGAAGGAGCCTTATGAGTTGGGTCTTGGAAATCCTATTATCGATTATTATGAGAGTATAGAAAGTCCATCAATCTCAATGACTGTTACTTTCATCGACATCGACCAAGTTATAGGTCGAGAGGGAATCACTGGCGGTGAATATATTGATCTGACAGTTAAGGATGGAGATGTAGATGAGTTTAAAATTACATCCAAAAAACAAAAGTTAATGCTCAACTCTGTCAGAAACATGGTGACTGAAACAAATAAACAGGTTGCAACTTTAGAGTTTGTTTCAGTTGAAGCAATTATTAATGAAACTTCAAGAGTAAATAAAAAATTTACTGGCAATGTATCAAGCACTGTTGAAGAGTTGTTAAAGAGTGACAAAAAAGGAGTTCAGAGTTCTAAAAAATTAGAAAAGGATGATTCTCTTAACTCATATTCATTTGTAGGTAATTTAAAAAGACCGTTTGATACGATTCAATGGTTGTGTCCAAAAACACAATCATCAAAAAATGAATTTGGTTTCTTATTTTATGAAACTTTGGATGGTTATACTTTTAAATCAATCAAAAGTTTATTAGAACAAGATCCAATAACATATACGCAGACAGATAAACCTGGCGATCAAGGTTTCTTCAAAATTTTACAGAATAATTTAAATCAAACAAATGATATTGGTATGAATATGAGAATGGGAATGTATGCTAATCGTACATTATATGTTGACATTGAAAATCAAACATTTGAAGAAGTTGATTTTAAAATTTCTGATTTAGATATAAAGAAACCACCCAAGTTATTAGATGGTATTGAGGACTTTCCAACCCGATTAATGCTTCGTGTAAATGATTTTGGCGTTGCACAAAAAGGAGCAAAGAAAGATGAAGTTCAACCAATAAGTGAACTTGCCGTTTATCAAAATAAGTCCTATATTAGGAATAACTTACTATTTTCACAGTCAATAAATATCTCAATTCCATTGAATACAACTTTAAGAGCTGGAAATCTTATTAACATTAGATTGCCTGTGAAAAAAGATGATGAAGGTTCTAAGACAGATTCTTATGGAACCGAGAGAACGAATGACCCTAGTGGTAACTACTTAGTTTCCGAATTAAGACATTTAATCGGTGGTGGTAGTGCTGAAACACAACTTAAATTAATTCGTGATGTCTTTACCGCTTAAATAAAAGAAACAGGAGAATCAAATGAAATCAATCGAAGATCACATTGAATACGATAAGAAAATTGCTGACGATCCACAATCGAATCCAGCAGCAAGAAGACATGCAAAGGAAGAGTTACATGAACTCGAAGAGTATGTCGAACATCATAAACAGGAAATCGAAGCAGGCGATCATCATGATCCAAATGCTTTAGAATTATTCTGTGATATGCATCCAGACGAACCAGAGTGTTTAATTTACGACGATTAATAGATGTATCAACCATCAACTAACTTCATAGGAAAAGATCCGATGCGATGGTGGATTGGTCAAGTGACTGATCCAGAGAAAGGAAAGTGGGGAGATTCCTTAGAGAAGAAAGAAGCTGAAGACGGTAAACAGATCTATTCACATCGATGTCGTGTCCGCATTGTTGGATATCATGGATGTGAAGATGATCTAAAAGATGAGGAACTACCTCTAGCGCATGTCTTGTTGCCACCAAATACATCAACAACTGGTGGACAAGGACAATCCATGCAGTATCAGGGTGGAGAAGTGGTGGTTGGATTTTTCTTTGATGGTGATGATGGTCAACAACCAGTCATCTTTGGAACATTGTTCAAGCAAACTTTTATCAAAGATAAGTTGACAAATGCAGAGTTTAACGCAAAGAAACAAACTTGTTTTAAACCATATACACCACCAAAAGTGAGAGAAACTGCTGGTAAACATGTAACTTATAATTCTGGAGAAGGAGGAAAAACCGAATGGTCTGGAGGAGTGGTTCCAGCTGGTGGTGCTGGAGATAAACATAAGAGCACTGCAAAAGAACAGTATAATGAGGCCACTAAAATTAAGATTGATAATGCCACTGCATGTCAAGACAATGAGTTATCAAAGATAACAAATACAATGAAGGACTTTACTCAAAAGTTGCAAACTCTTCAAAAATTAAATTCATCAGACGTATTTGTAAATCCAATCTACGGTGGTGTTGTTGATATACAGTCAGAAATAAAAATAACATCAAATAAACTTCAAAATTCCATGACGAAGTTAGTTCGTCGTGGTCGTTCATGGGTTATAAACGACACGTTAGATAAATTATCAACAACTCTAAAGGATAAAACACCATTACCTTTAAGAGCACCAGCAGGGAAAGCGACTAAAGATTTAACTGATGTAATGTTTTGCAACTTTGAAAAAATACAAGATGAATTATTAGATTATCTTGGTAAAAGTTTAGAAAACATGATTGGTCAAGTGCTAGACGTTCCTACATGTGGTATTGAAAACTTTTTAGGTGACATGTTTGGACAAATTAATAATATTTTAGACACACAACTTGGTGGTTTATTTGATCAATTAAATAACATTCAAGGTGGTGGAATCGCTTTACCAAGTAAAACCTTTTCAAAAGCGATTAAGTTTGCAAATATTGTTACGAATGCTCTTGAATGTGATGCACAAAATTGTCCAGATAATTCAACGTATTCATCACAGAATGGAGTTGGATTATCAATTGAAGATAGTTTTGATAATATAATTGGAAAGATGGGAATAAGTTCTTTATTAGATCCTCTTTTAGATAGACTTGATGGTGCAATTCCAGCATTACCATCAAAACCAGATTGTTCAACAAATGTTCTTAGATGTGGGCCACCTAGAGTTGATTTCATTGGAGGTGGTGGTCAAGGTGCAACTGGTAGTGCTATTGTAAATATTTTAGGTCAGGTAATCGGTGTTGCAATCAGTGACGGTGGATTTGGATTTACAGAACCACCTCTACTTTCGTTTGTTGATGGTTGTGACAATGGTTATGGTGCTGGAGGTTTCCCAGTTATGGGCCAAGTCACAGATCCAAATGGGAACATTTCTCTTGGTGTGATAGACGTAGTAATCACAAGCCCTGGCCAAAAATATCTACCGAATACAACAGAGACAGATTTTGATGGTAATGTCAAAGAAGTCATTCCAGATCCAAATGCAAACTATGATGGTGCAGTTTCTTATGTAACCTCGTTAGATAGTGTTATCGTTGAAGGAACAGGATTCGGTTATGCTGATACTGACACAGCGACAGTCAGTGGTGGATCTGTTGGTGGATCTCTGAGTCCTATCGGTGATGGTGTTACTGGAACAGGTATTGGTGATGGTGTTACTGGAGCAGGTGTTGGTTCTGGTTTCACTGATGGTGATGGCATCAGTACCAACGGAGTTCAAAATCCTGGCCAGGCTGAGGTTGAATTAGTTATACAAGATGGTAGAATTGAGAAAGCGAATGTAATTAACGGTGGATTTGGATTTACTTCTATTCCAGAAGTAACAATAAATAGTGACACTGGAGCTCTTGCTAAATTGACACCAGTTCTTAAATTTACTAGAATTGATGATGCTACACAACTCGCTGATCTTCCTCAAATTGATCAAGATAAGATCGTGACTGTAATTAGTTGTATTACGAAATAAAATGCCAAAACCAAAAGATAATAAACAACCAGAATCAATAAAATATAAAAGGTTTGAATTTGCGAGTGGTGATGACACCATACACGGAATGGCAAATTTTGAGGTTCAAACACAGGAGGCACAGACCTTTGGATTTTATGCTGACACAGGACAGGGTAAATCTGAAGGAGGTGGGCCTGGAACTGGTAAAGCAGTTTTATATACGCCAGGGTCATCAACTGAAGTTCTTGGTGAAGGTCTAAAAGTTAGAAAAGCTGGTGATGTTGTTCAACTTCCAGCAAAGATTATAAAATGTAAAAGAGGTGATACCATTATTGAGTGTGAGAATGGAGATATCACAATAAGGGGGAGAAATATTAACATTGAAGCCGTGGGTGGTGGTCAGGATGGAGTCATTAATATAAATGGAAATCGAATCATAGATGTAAACGCCCCTGACATTAGACTTCAAGGAGAAAAAATAACAGAAAAGGCAACGAAAGATTTGAGTATGATTAGTGAGGGTTTCACAGAGATGAAATCTGCTTTTACTTTGATAGCTAGTCAGGCTGATGAGGATTTTGGTGTCATGGCAAAAACTTTGATAGATGCAACAAGTATCATTAAACCAAAAGTGGGTGAAGCCACAAAAGCAATTGAGAAAAAGTTAGAGAAAAAATTTAGTGAAATAGATACTGATAAACTTGATGAGGTTGGAGATGCGTTAGAGGGAATTGCAAATCAAGCTGGTGAAGCTTTTGGTAACATATTTGGAGGTGGTTTATGAACGTTTCTAGAGAACAAATAGATAAAGTTGTT